ACCAGAAATGTTCTACCGCCGTGCCCGGCTACTTGTCGTGCATTTTATACAGGTGCTTCGCGTTCTCGTTCATCAGCGGGGCGAGCGCCTTCTTCTCGATAGCGGAGAAGGAAGACATGATGCGCGAGCGGATCTTGTGGAGGTTGTGTTCAGCCTGCTGTTCGCGCCACCATGCGCGGACCTCCGGGTCTATGGACATCGTCCCCATTGAACGGTCTAGCTTCTCCAAGCAGAGGAGCAGGTACCGCGTCACCTTCTCGTTCTCGGCAATGAGCCCGAGCGTTTTGATGAGGGGGGTTTCACTCTCCTGGTCACCGCTCATACCGTCGCTCATGGGCACACCGCCTCGTTGCAGTCGAGCCCCGTCTGGTCACCTCCACACTCAGCCGTTGGTTCCGGTAGAGGCGTGCCCGACGCGAACAGGTAGTCAAGCACAGTCATTGTGTCCGTCAAAGTCAAATCGCCGGAGTCGTTCGCGTCGACCGCCGCTATGCACTCCGGTGGTGCGCCGAGGAACATGACCTCAAGGGTGCGGACCGCATCGACGAGGTCGATCTCCCCGTTCTGGTTCGCATCCCCGCGCATGAATGGGAATTGGTTCGAGATGTTGAGGTCGAGACCAATCGACGTGGTGGGGGCTTCGACGACCGAACCGTCCGGAAGCTGGAGGATGACGTCGTACCCCAAGGGAGGGCTCAGGCCAGGAATCCCCTCGACCACCAAAGGAATCGCCGCTCCCGCCTGGGTCGGCTCCACGAAGAAGGTCGCCGTGAACACCTCGCCAGGGGCGTGAAGTATGGTTGTCGGTGGGATCAACTCCGTGATGTACCCGACGAGCATCCCTTGGTCCCGTGGTGTCCAGTTGAAGAAGTCGGGTCCTGCGCCGGCGTTGGTCGCCAGGAGTTCTCCGATCGGGAACGCGGAGATGGCTGTCATCGAGTTCGTATCGAAGAGGATGGGGATCGAGGCGCCGAGAACACCGTCCGCGTCCACGAAATCGACCGAGACGTGGATCTTGCCGAGCCCCCCGGGGTGAGCGAACCCCTCCTGCGTGATCGAGACGGTAGAAGAGGGGGTCTGCGCCAGCGAGGCCGACAGCCATGCTAGACACAAACCCCCAGCGACGAGCGAAAAAGGTCTCATTTGGCCCCCTTGCGGTTGAGGGACACGGTACAGGAGCATCTCCCTACGGGACCCTGCTTTTTTAGATGGAACGACACCGTGGCAGAGCGTCGATTCTCTCCTGATGAGTGAGCTCCCCTTCCGGGGGAGGAGACAAGGAGGCGCTCCGCGCCGAGTTCTGCATGGCTGCGCCGCCTAAAACCCGTCGCTTCTTCAAGCAACTGCCGGTTTCAGGACAGCGCGCCGATCTGCATCGGCAGGGAGAGACCGCCACTTTCTCCGACGCGAATCAGGCGTTTACCGTTCGGCGTGAGCTCGAGAGGGTAATCCGCGGATTCCGTCCGCATGGCTTGCGTCGCCGAGGTTTTCTTGGGAAGATTTCCTCGGCGTTCGTTTGCACCGAGGAGCGTACGCCGGCCCTGGTCGGGTGTCAATGGCGCAATGCTCTTGACGGACTTCGGGCTTCGCTCCTCAACTTTTCACTCCTCCCCCATCAACATCGCGAGCATGTTCGGCGTCCGTGGAGACCACGGCTTTCGTGCAACGACAGGCTTGTCGATCCGTGTCGATCTCAGGTCGGGTAGCTTCCGGGTGAAGCCAACCGCCTGCCGCCACCATGTTCTATCGCTCTTCCCCCCCTCGGCGTCCTCGAGTACCCCAGCCACCATCACGCGGTACGTCTTCACCATCGGGACGAGACGAGATGCAGCGGTATGCAACGGGACGGGACGAATGTTGTAGATCGCGACACCTGCACCGGTGACGTTCGGGCGGTTCGTTTCCCAGTTCCAGCGGATAAAATCTCCAGACATGAGCCCCCTTACAGAAACAAGGCCGGATGACCGATGGCATGAGCAGTGACCAAGACAGCGAAACCCCCCTCATCAAAACGATCGGGCTGATCGAAGAGAACGAGAAAGTGACGCGATTTCTGTTACTCTGCCTGGAGAAGATGGATCGAGCGATGGGGACGATGTCCATAGACCCCGAGGTCCGCGCGTGGTGGCGCGAGCAGCAGGCTGAACACAACCTCCACAAGATCCGATCGCGCATCATGTCTTCCTTCTCCGCTATCGAGAAGAAGGCGCTCGCCCCGCTGATGAACGAGAACGCGAAGCACCTGTATAAAATGCACGACAAGTAGCCGGGCACGGCGGTAGAACATTTCTGGTGCGCTGGAAATGGGAAAGAGACCCCTCAGTCTTTGTGCCGTGCCCGGTGTTTAAAGAGGAGGTGAAGGATGAGTGAGCAAGACTTCTGCCCTGAGTGTGGGACACCCGACGAGGGCGATGAACCGTGCGGGCACTGGGAATGGAAAGAGGAGTGCCTCCAGGAGAAACTCCGCGAGGTGCGGGACGCGCTGGAGAATGCCGCGCCCGATGACGGGTCGCTACTCAACGCCCGCGAGGTCGTGTTCAGCGCGTGGCTCGACAAGCAGATCGAGGTGAAGGATGAGTAGCGGCTACGACAAGGTGCGAGACATGGACGACAAGCTCGCCGAAGCCAAGGGCTACGAGAGAGCCCTCCGCGAGGTGCGGGACAAGGTGAGAGAGATGCGAGCTATGGCTTATGCTGAAAACAACAACCGAGCATGGGAGGTTCTGGATGACCTCCTGGCCAGGTTCGAGCGGTGGCTGGTAGGGCAGAACGAGGTGAAGGATGAGTAAGTGCAGCGCCAAAATCATGCTGGTCGATCGGCACGGGAACGTCGACAACATCATCCTGAACGACTTCGACCCAGATCTCGACAAGGACGGGCTACAGGGGCACATCGACGACCACGAAAACGAAGGCTCCTTCTGGGTCCTGTTCGTCATGCACAACGGAGAGTACCACCCAGCCGCGTCGTGGAACGGGCACCTCGTGTCAGTGTTCCCATCGTGGGAGCCCCCAGAATGAAGCCCCCAGAAGACCCTGTTCCCAGACTCCTAATCCCTCCTGGATTCGCTTGCACGATCAGGTAGCATCAAACGAGCGAACAGCGCAGCAAATTCGCGAGGCTACGTCGATTTTTCCCCATCCCAGCAAACCCCCCTCCCGCCAACCAACCTCCTCTCCCCATTCCAACCCCAATTTCATCATCAAAATTGTTCCACGGGAAACATCTCAGCTCCCGCCACAGATCGACCCCGACCCAAAAGATGGGACCACCCCCCACTCAACGCCCCACAGGTGACCCGATCCCATCCACGAAGAACCATCCATGCCACAAGACGTCCATAACAGGTCACCACTGCCCTATAACAGTGCACCACTGCCACAAAACAGGGCATGCGATCGGCCACGGAAGGATCACTTACCCCACGAACCTAATTTGGATGAACCCGTGCCCCCCCTGCCGACCCAAACGTGGAGGGCAGAGCTGTCCCTCGAGGCTATCGTGACTGACGTAACAAACGCGCACCCCACTAGTCTCGAGGCTGAGTGATCCCCAATGCCCCCGCTCTCTCATCGCAGAGCAACGACTAGGCGTGGTATGTTGGCGATGCGATGGGGTTGATTCGGTAGGGGTGCTACCCGGTATCCTGATCTGATTCGGGCGGTGTTGTGGTGGTAGCCCGCACGTCGCATGGTTATTCGCGGATGTAGCGGGTTGACATATTCCCGGTAATCGGTATGATGGCATCGTAGGGTTCGCTTCCTGCGACCCTCTTGCATCGTGGAAGGATGCTGCAATGACTCCCGAGTGTCAGATTGACCTGTTTCTGGCGGATCCTTGTGTCCCGTACTGGGCCAAGGATGTGGCCAAGTCTGCAATGGCGCGTGACCCTGTGGATGCGTTGAATTGGTTGCGTGCTTTGGTGCCGATCTTCAAGGCGCGCGCGGATGCTGTCTTCGCGTCGGATGATTGCTTGAAGAGGGTTCGCTTCCCGGTTCTCGAGACTCCTCCTGAGTTTGACGGGGGGGCGTGATGCCTTGCGACCAATGCGAGATGCTCAACATCAACGGTCTGAACTGTCACGAGACCGGATGCCCGAACGAACGGAGAGACCGTCTCCGCCCCGAATGCCCGGAATGCTCCCGAGTCTTCAATCTGATGGACGCGACCGATGCTGATGAATGGTCATTCGGCCACGATTGCGAGGTCTCCTGATGTGTAGGTTTACCGACGCTCTCGAAGCGAACTATGGACCCGACTGGCCCGAATCCGAGGAATTCGCGAGCGATATGCTTGGGATGGGTCTCGGCAACCCCGGCATCTGCTTGTCATGCAAGGAACCGCAAGAGGGATGCGAGCCAGATGCCGCGAAGTACCCTTGCGAGGGATGTGGCGCGCGTGAAGTCTACGGAGTCTCCGAGATCGCTCTCAATTGCATTCTCTAGCCTCAACAGCCGAGCCCCTCGGGAATGGTCCCGGGGGGCGTTCTTTTGGCCAGAATCATCGTGGAAGGATGAACAATGGCAAAACTCGACGGGAAGATTCTCGACCTACTCTTGACCGCAGCATCGAAGGATTCGACGCGATTCCAGATGCATTCGGTCTTTCTCGACCCTGAGGACGATCACGTCGCAGCCGTCGCGACCGATGGCAAGCGGATGGTGCTCGCTCAATGCGAAGGGAACGGAATCGAAACCCCTGTGATCGTCTCCGCGGAACACAAGGGAGCGATGAACCGGAAGGCAAGCGGAGCGACTCATTTTAGCTCTGATGACCTCGGTCGCGTCTCTATCCTCGATGGCCAGACACAAGCGGCCGTTCTCGTGGATGGGGTCGTCGGCACCTATCCCCAGTACAAGCGCGTTCTCGAGGGGCTCGACAAGGACCGATCCGACACTGTGATGCGCTTCAATCCGCGCTTGTTGGGCGAGATGTTGATGAAGCTCTCCCAAGCTGGGGTCGAGATCGTCGAAATAACGCCATCGGAGGATGGGAAGGGTCCCATCAAGCTAGAGCCCCTCGGTCAGTACAAGGGAGATGTGACCGTCATCCTGATGCCGATCGTCAGATAGTGTCAGATAGTATCAGATACCCCGGGGAGCGATCCCCGGGGCTTTCCCGTGGAAGGGGAGACAATGAGTTACAAGAAATGGCGCGAGCAAACGATCAGCGAGCTCGGGCACATCGGCATCGGATATGACCTCGCAGTTTGGCTTTTGCGACAAGCGACGACGATCCAGCGGATCAGCGAGATAGAATGCTCGATTGATGTTGGCGAAGCGGAACTCGATAGGCTGCAACGGCGCTCGGATAGCGCAGTTGCGCGAGTGACCGAACGGCTGCAAGAGTGGGGGCAAGGGCACACGGTCAGCTTCCAAGGTGATCCTCGGGGATGCCCGTTCAAGATCACCCACCGCAAGCCGGGCGAATCGTTCGACCGCGAGATCGCCATTCCTGGCCGTGGATTGCCATCGCGGTGCTTCCGATGATGACCCCAGATGCCCGCGCCGCGGCTCTCAAGACGCTACTGGAGGGGGTCGGTGATGAGCAGTTCATCGCCGACCTCGCTCGTTTCCTCTCCAGCGAACAAGCAGAGGCGTTCGTCTGCGACTTCTGTGGATTCGAGCTCCCCTCCGATGGTGATGAGGGGGGCGCCTATGGTGACCTTCGGTGATTGCCCCCGGTGCGGGGAGACCGGCAAGGAAATGCGCATCGCCGGCCAGCACAAGGGAATGTGCCTCCAGTGTTCAACCCGCATCAATACGATGGCCTGGCGAGCTCGCGAGGGGAGCCGAGAGCGGAAGCGTGAGATCGATCGGGAATGCTACGCTCGAGAGCGTGCCCGCGCAGTCCTCGATGAGCGCATGAAAGAGATGCAGAAGGATGTCCGCAAGGACCGCGAGAAAGGAAACCGGTAATCAGCATCCCAAGACTACGCATCGACCGCTTTTACGTCACTCGGAGACCCTCGGAACCGCATCCCATCGTGGTTTCGCTCAAAACGACCGAACCCGACCTGGATGGAAACGTACTGGTGACCGACACAATGACCGGATTCGATTTCGTCGCAAACGCCTCACAGCTACGACCGAGGAGCAGTAGGAGGAATTTCCTCTCCCTGTGAACTGACAATCAATCTTGTGGATCGCCCCCCGTTTCGCGTACGATATCCCTCCTGGGTATCAGCGAACGGGGGGTTTTTCGTGCAAGATGAGGTGTTAACCGAGCTCGTGTTCCAATTGAGCCGCATCGCCGATGCGCTCGAGAAGCAAGAAGTGTCCGGAATTGTGTCCGAACGTACGGGGGGCAAGGGGAGCGACCTGCCGGTCGTCAGCGCGACGCCAGTCGATGGGGGTGGATACCACTGGGATATCCCCGAAGACGCAGGGAAAGGCTACTGCCGGGACTGTAACGGCCGCGTCTATTGGATCCTGAGCCCCGGGGGGAAGAAGATCATGCTCAACGGAGACGGCACATCCCATTTCTCCTCGTGCCCAGTCAAGAACGCAGCCAAGGAGCTCGATACCGACCCTGCCGAGCCACCCCCGGAGTTCAAGTCCCGCCACGCGACAGAACAGGAACCCAAGTTCGATACCGAGGTGCCGTTTTGAACCTCCAAGGAGAGCGGAGCCCGTCCGCCAAGCTGACCACCGAGCAAGCGCAAGGGATCCTGGCCCTCCGACCCGCAAAGTGGGAGGACCGGCGCATCACCCCCTTCTGCAAGGAAGTGGCGAAGACCTACGGGGTCAGCACCGCGACGATTGTCCGGATCTGGCGCCGCGACGCCTGGGCGCACCTCGAAATCAAATAGCCTACCCCCCGGGGCGGTTCGGGCAGGGATGTTTCCGGGCCGCCCCTTCTTTGAGGAGCAATCGATGATTCCGTACGGGTGTTTCGGAGCTACGATGCCGGCCCCTGCCGTGCCATCTGAGCCCAGCCCAGCGCCCTCCAAAATTGGCACACACATCTCCTCGGGGTCGGTAGGTGCTTCCACCATCTACCGGCCCCTCCTTCATCGAAAGGATGTCATGAGCACCGCTCTACTGACCGCCAACGCCTACAACCTCGAGCAGGGGATCCGCCTCCCGTTCCTGGTCCTGTCCTTCCACGCCGATGAGGACGGAAGGGTCGAGATCCCGAAGGCACAGCTCGCGCGAGACTGCGGATTGACCACCGCCGCCGGTCTCCACGCCAAACTCGAACGACTCTCCGGGGTCGGCGTCATCGACTGGCCGATCAAGGGGCGGAGCTCCAAGCTCATCGAGTGCCGCCTTGCGCTCCTCTCCGCAGCACCGGTCGCAGCCTGGGACGAAGAGGAGGTCGAGGCATGACCACCCTCTACGAGCTGACCGATCGACTCCAAGAACTACTCCAGTGGGCAGAGACCGACGAGGTGGTCGAAGGGATCCCCGAGTCAGACCTCGAGATCTGGATGGAGGAGGTCGAGAGAGAGATCGGCCAAGCCGGCAAAGCGATCGAGGACAAGCTCGAGCTCTGCGGCCAGGTGGTTCGGCAACTCGAGGCGGACGAAGCCGCGCTCAAGGCCGAGAAGGACCGCTTCGGAGCCCGCGAGAAGGCGACCAAGAACCACCGCGAGCGGCTCAAGAACTACATGGTTCAGGCGATCCGCATCAATGTCCTGACAGACACCAAGGGACGGCTGCGCGTGAAGACCGCGACGATGCTGACCTGGGTACAGAAGAACCCGCCATCGGTCGACGCCGACAACTGTGACCTGTTCGAGCTCCCCGAGCAGTTCGTCGAATTCGTCCCCAAGGTGAAGTCGAGCGAGCTGATGGCCCACATCAAAGAGAGCGGGGGCGAGCTTCCGAAAGGCGCCGCGCTGAAGGAGGAGAAGTGGCATCTACGCATGAAGTGAAGCGGAGCATCCGGGATCGAATCGCGCGGCTCGACGAAGACATCGACTGGTTCGCGAAGATGATCAAGCAGACCGCGGAAAAGGAAGCCCTCGGCTACTACCAGGGGCACCACGAAGCGATGCAAGCGCACCGTCGCAACCTACAAGCGATCTGGCACGGGCTCCAAGTCATCGAGCTCGTGCCTGGGTCGAGCCCCCGAACCCTTGAGCGTGATTACTACGTTTGAGCAGATTTGGAGACACCTCTAATCTCCTACGATAATTTTAGATACCCCCCTGGCTGGAAGGATCTCGTCGCCAAGCTCGAGGCGTCAGAGCGAAGCCTTGCGATGGCTGCGAACAAGGCCAAGGACAAGGGAAAGATACAGGCCAAGCGGCACAGTGGGCCACCGATCGGGGCGGCGAGAGAGTGTGAGATCAGGGGCAGCATCTACGCCTGGACACTCGCCAACCTCGAACAGCTCTGCATCGTGACGAACACCAAGATGGCATTCCTCGCGTCACAGATGGTCGAAACGTGCGTCCAGCTCTGGCATGACAACCCGTGGGATGCCGAACTCTACCTGAAGCGGTGCGAAGACCCGAAAGAGGCGCACGTTTCGATCTCTCCCGAACGGGACGGACCGCCGTACCTCGCCGACTTTGGTGGAAGCGAATCGCGAGACCTCCGGATGTTCTACGTTGCAGCGCACCGGTGCTTGCAGCACACCAACCCGACAGACCTCGCGAAGCGCATCTTCGAAGTACAGAGAGAGGTGGAGAATGGGCAGGATTGACGATTGGGATCAAGAAATGGTCACACTTCTGTGTCTGGAATGCGGACGCCCGCACGATTTCGAAATCGACTCACCACAGGCTACGGGGGTGTTCGATGTGTTTTGCCCCGATCGGGACTGTGAAGATTCTTACATGGTGAAACTGTGACCAGCGATGAGTGAGAAGCTGGAGCTACGACAGCTCGAGGGGGGCTTGACCAAGCGGCAGAAGGAGGTGGCTCGAGCCCTCGCGATCGAGCTCACCGCCAAAGCGATCCAGGAGGAGTCTGTGACCGACGTCGGCGCGCACTCCTACGAGGACATCTTCAAGCTCACGCAGACCGAGAGCTTCGTCAAGTGGCAGGAAGAGACCCTCAACACGCCGACCAAGCACGGGCACCCCGGGGAGAAGGTCGCGCACCTACTCGTGACCCTGAACCAAAGCGAGCTCGTGCTCGCCGCGGTGTCTGGCTACATCGATTTCATCCGCCGGCAACTCGATGTCGCCAGCGACAACGTCAAATATGTGATGAACGCCGTCTTCCAAGCGTACGACGGTGAGATCACGGGGCTGAAAATCAAAGACAAGGAAGGCAAGGAATGGCAGGTATACACCGCATCCTCGACCCCCGATTCCGTAGTCCTGAGACGCAAGAAGGGGAAACACAAACGCCCGTCCAAGAAGTCTCGCACCACGTCCGCGTCGAGGAAACGCAGTACCCGCTGACGTCTCTTTCCTGCTCCAAGGTGTTCGCGGCACTCGCTGAAGCACAGATGGAGATCGGGAACGCGCACAAGGACAAGACGAACCCGCACTATAAGTCGAGCTATGCCGACCTCGCGTCAATCCGTGACGCGACACGCGAGCCGTTCGCGAAAAACGAACTCTGTCTGACTCAGCTCGTGTGCCCAATGGGCGGGCGCTCCATGCTGGTGACGATCCTCGGGCACTCAAGCGGGGAATGGCTGCGGTCGTACCTTCCGATCGAGCCGACCAAGCGCGACCCCCAAGGGGTGGGTTCCGCGATCACCTACGCCCGCCGGCAGTCGCACGCGGCAATCGCAGGGGTGGCACCCGACGACGACGACGGGAACGCCGCGAGCGCCAAGCCGACGAGAAGGGTGGCGCCCCCCAAGTCGAACGAGGATTTGATCCTTACCAAGTCTGAGAAAGCCTCGGTGAAGGACGTACGGCAGCCCGACACCCCCATCTCGATCGCCGAGAAGGGGCGGATCCTCAAATTCGTCGAAACCTTCTACCCGCACGCGGCCGAAGCCTTCGTCGCGTACTGCTTCCGGGTAAAATACTTCCCAGACGCCCCGAAGAAGTCCTTCTCGTGGAAGAAGGTCACGCGGGGGATGGCAACGGAACTTGAGATCGCTTTCAAGAGTCAGGGGACTCGTGACAAGGCAATCGCCGCGTACGAAAAGGCGGGCGAATAAGGGGGGAAATGAGCTTCGCGGAAACGCGGATCATTTATGGGGAAACACCAGCCTACGAACCGGAAGATGAGATCATCTACGGGGAGAGGGTCGCCGAGCTTGTCATTCGTAAGGGATGGATCTCACCGAACTACCTCTATGGCGCGCACTGGGCGCGCTCGCGGGTACTACGAGACGAGCTCAATCAACAGGTTGCGAACCACATCATCCAACTGCCGCTCGAGGAGCGCGCACGCGCAGTCTTACGGGAGCCGGTCGCACGGCTGCTACGAATTACGATCTACCAAATACAGGGGAGGTTCCCCGATGTCGACAACCTGCTCGGGGGGCTCAAGCACCTCATCGACGCGCTAAAGAAAGTGCGGTACAAGTTCTCTTCCCCTACGAGCTCGAGCTACCGCCCGAAGGTAATCTCTTCGCTCAACGGGAACGGGCTCATCTGGGACGACGCGCCGAAGTACCTTCGCATCGCTGAAGTGTTCATCCAGCGGCACGAACGCGGTACGGCGCTCGGAAAGAACCCGAAGTACGACAAGAAAACATCGAACTATGTGAACATCGAAGTGTTTGAGTTTCCAGAAGAGGAGCTCACGGACGAGTGACCGGGGGGAATACACTTGTCCTTTTCGATAGCCCCGGGGGTTTTGGTGATGCTTGGCCCCCGGGGTACTCTAGGACGGAGAGACGATGATCGCCGCTCTCTTCGTCCAGAAAAACGGAGCGTATTTCGACCTCCCCGACGTAGACCCCTGGGATGAGGAGAGGGACGCGCGGCTCTACAGTGGCCCGCATCCCGTCGTCGCACACCCTCCATGCTCGCGGTGGTGCCGGCTCGCTGGTCTTGTAGAAGCCCGGTGGGGGCACAAGAAAGGCGAGGACGATGGATGTTTCGAGTCCGCCCTAGATTCCGTCCATCGCTACGGCGGGGTTCTTGAGCATCCCGCCTATTCGGACGCCTTCCCTCGATACGGGATACCGAGCCCGGAAACTGGCATACAGGCTTGGCAGAGAACCATTGATGGCGGGTTTGTCACCTACGTTGAGCAGCACGCCTATGGGCACCTCGCCAAGAAAGCCACTTGGCTCTACGCCTTCGGGATGGACGACCCCCCGCCCTTACGATGGACTTTCGTAGCCGATAACGACTCAACCGCCCTGGTTTCCTGGTGCGGGAATCATGTCAAGTCGGGAGAGGTTCGGCCGCGGGTCGGCAAGAAGGCGGCATCCGCTACGCCCGAGGCGTTCCGGTCAATCCTTATCGAGATCGCCCGCGCTGTACCTCAGACAGAGCCCGGAGAGCGGTCATAGATTCCGCTACCCTGCCCTCGTCTTCATCGTTTCTCTCGGTAGTACCAAGTAGGCGGCGAGCCTTGACCGCATCCCCCTGAGCAATGGCGCGCTCGATCGCCTCCCTGTTGCGACCCGCCCGGGTGATGAGTTGGTTGTACCGCCGGTCGAGATCGATCGACGTCAGGCGGAGACCCGTCACGAAGGGGACCAACCGCTCCCACGCGGTGCGCTCGTCGAGCCCCATCTCCTTCCCGAACGACTCCGACGCGGTGCGGTAGAGGCGCCCAAGTTGCGTCTGGTTCAGAAGGTGATAGCGATAGCCGTTCACCCTGTACATCGTCTCGTCGCCGACCTGTACCTGGCGCAGTTGCAAGAACTCTCGAACCACCGGCACGTCGAGGATGATCTTGCGGACGTCCGAGTCTTCCACGATGTCGCGGTTGAAGAAGAAGTCTTTCCCCGCCGCGAGCTCGAAGGGGAGTTTCGCCAGCGGGTTCAAGCGACCGATGAGCTCCTTCATGGTGCCCTCGCGGAAGCCACCGGTGCGCCACCGGGTCAAATCCCCGATGAAGGACAGATCCTCCGCCGCGATCAGGTTCGCCCCACGCCAGACCTGCATCTTCCCGTTCTTGATCTGCGGGAAGAACTGCCACCCCTCACGCACGAAGCCGGGGATCAGCTCCTCGATCGGGCTCTCGTCGTCGCGGAGAAGTTGCTGCGTCTTGCCGAGCCCAGAGATCAGGCCCGGTCGCTGGTACATCGTCTCGAGCATCAGAGGGATGTTGAAGCGAGCGAAGGTATAGAACGGGAACATCCGCCGCATCGCCTGCCGCTCGAACGGGGTCAGCGCGTGCGCGTAATCGAACATGTATTTCTGTGCGAAGCGCATCGCCTCGGGCGCCGCCATCCCCCGCTCCATCCCCTCGATGAAGATGTTCAGACGGAAGTAGTTGTCGGCCTTGCCCCCAAGGTTGTTCGCGACCTCTTTCGCGGCGTTGACGCCACGGAGCGCGAAGTTCGCATTCCACGGGGAGAGCCGCGGGTCGGTGACCCCTGCGACGTTGATCTGGGTAAGCCCGATCTTCTCTCCGAAGTCGACGATCCCCCCGTGACGTTTGAATACATCGAGGAGGAACTTCCGTTCGTGCTCGACACCGTTGATGAGCATAGTGCCATCGGCACCCTTCATCAGTTGAACGATGTCCCAGTTGCGCGAGACGTTCATCCCCTTGAGCCCGATCGCCATCATCATGCGGACCGCACCGTCGAGCACGTTCCGCAAGTGAAAGGCGGGCCAGGGCGCGGTCTGCAACCACTTGAAACTATTCGTGAACCAGTCGAAGGGCTTGAGCATCGCCTTCGCCGGCCCGACGATGACATTGTCCTGGACGATGAGATCGTTGATGAGACGACCCGCCCACGCCGGCACGAAGAACTCTTTCTCGAGCGGCACCCCGTCCGGACTCACGGCCCCCTCGAACTTGTGGAATCGGACCCGCACGAGCTCATCCTTGGTGCCCGCCACCTTCTCGAGCGCCTTCTCTGCCCCCTCGATCCCCTGGTCGGCGTGTAGCGGGAGGTGTCCACGAGCGAACGCCCCGAGCGCGAGCTCCGGCGGGGTAAGTTGCTTCTGGACCCCCGAGCCGAACGCCCGAACGTCGGGATACGCCTTCTGCCCGAGGTACTCCATCACCTGGGCCGCTTCGATCGCATTCAGTTGGTCGAGGCGAGAGCGACCTGTCAGCGCGAAGATTAGGGATCCCTGTTCGACCGGGTCCTTCGTGATCCCGCGGAGTTGCTCGGTGATCCCTTTGACCTGGCTCTCGAGCGCCGGCGCCCCGAGGAGATTCTTCGATAGAACCTCGGCGGAGTTGAGGTGGCCGACGATCTCCTGCACAGCATCGTTCAATTCGATCTGTTCGAGGGTCGTACCGAGGCTGGGGTGGGAGAGAACAGTCCCCTCGGGTATGACGAAGAGAATCTCCCCCCCTTCTGGAGAAATCCGCTCTATCCCTACCACGCCTGCGTCTGAGAGGATTTCGAGGGCACGCTGGTCAGTGCCGGCGCCCGCGAGGTCGACCCCGAGCCGGGCGTTTACCTGGCGCGCGCTGGTCGAGAGGATCCGAGACCACTCTTCGCCGGTGCCCTCCCACTGGATGACGCCCATCTTCTCGGCCAGGGATGCCGCATTATCGTCGAAGACCCGCCCGCCGCCGATCTCCCCCCCGACGAGCTTGGCCCGCTGGAGCGCCTCGATGTCCTCGATCGCGCCGCCCCGCACGAGCTCCGCCCGCGCCCGGAGGAACCGGACCTCTGAGGCCGAGGGGAGAGAGGCGAGGATCTGGACCAAACCGTCATGCTCTGCGGCCAAGACCTGCATCTTGTAGTAGTTGTGCATCTGGGCCATCGAGTGCCAGCGTTCGGTCTCGCCGGGGCCGAAGCCGAGATTGAGAGCCTTCTTCCGGCGGAGATCGGGGAGCACCAGATTATTGAAGAGCTCAAGCTCCTTCCGCGCGAACGCCCGCGTCTCGATGAGGTCGGTGTGCTGCTGGATCAGATCGACGGTTTGCCCCTGGACCGCGGTAGTCCGCGACGCTCGCAACTTCGAGAACGCCTCGGAGCCGGAATACCTCCCAAGGGACTCCGCCAGATCCACCGACGAGCCCGCCGCGAGCCCCACGTTGCCGGTTAGCCCTGGCCGCTTACCGCGCACTCCGAGGCGCCAAATCCAGTATTGGCCCCGAGCCTTGCCAGGGCGGAAGACATCGAGGAATGCCTCATATGACTCTATTTCCTGCGGACTGAGCTCGCCGCGGCTGAAACGCTGTAGAAGGTCGCCATTCGCCGATCCGGCCACGCCCTCTAAAATCTCGTTCGGGTCCCCGAGCTGCACGCCGAGCTTCTCGTACTCCGATTGCACCGTCTCCTCGAGGCGGGAGAGGAATCGCTGCATGTCGCGGGAGAGCCCGCCCTCGCGAAGGCGACCGACCGCGAGCTCGACTTGGTCCGCGAGCTCATCGAGCCCGAACCCGGGGGGAAGCGGCTCCCCGCGCAAGCTCGCCTCGACCATCTGCGCCGCCGCGCGAGCCGCCTGCTCCTGCTGGGCTGCTACATCTGACAGGCTAGTCGCGACTGGTCCTAACGCCCCGGATTCGAGAATCGACTGCTGGAGCTCCTTCGTGACGTCCCCGAAGTTGGTCTGAAGGCCGAGCCGCTCGAGCCGCGCGAGCCGCTCCCGGGCGGTGAGCTGGAACGCTTCGAGCCAAGCAGCCTCTTCGACGACGCGCTGCGTGACCGCCTGGACGTCCGCCGCCGGCAAGAGGGCTTCCGCCCCCAGTGCCTCAATGAAGGTACGAGGGTCGCGCCCCGAGGCCAGATCCGCCGCCTTTGCGGCAACGTCGGACATGAAAACCTCATCGAGGGCAATCTCCCGGGCCAGAAGTGGGAATTCCTCCATGACGTCGATCGCGGCTTGCTGGATGGCCGCCTGGTCTGGCGGCTCAATCCCGAAGTTGAGCTGACGGAGGGCGCGGTGGGACGCGACGTCCCCCGAGTCCAGGGGCGAAGAACTCATCGCCCGGCGGACCTCCTGGAGCACCTCTTCTGCGTCATCGGGGCGCACCCCCTTGAGGTGCTTCTCCCACGGGCCACGGAGAGCCTTGTTTGTGGGGCCGCTTGCCCACACCTTCTCGACCGCTTGCGCCCAGTCGAGCTCATTCACCCCGCCGAGGCGGAGGAACTCGTCCGTTGCGGCCACCTGGAGCCAGTCCGCGAGCACGTCCCGTTGAGACTCGGCGGTCCACTCCGGTTGAGGGCCAAGCCGCGCCGCGTAGCGATCGGCGATCCCGCCGGTGTTGTCGCTCATTCGGTCGAGGATCCGAACCTGCTCTTGGAGCGCCTCGATCGGGGCTTGGATCTGGGTCATCTCTTGGTCGAGGAGCTTGATCGCGTCCTCGGCGGTCTTCGCCTGAGCGGTGCCGAGCTCAAGTTTCCGCTTCACGAACGCCGCTTCGACCTCCTTCGGCATCTTGTTCAGGTCGCCCCGGAGGTCATCCCATAGCTTGAGGAAGGACCCGACGATCGGGTCGTCCTTCAACCACTCAAGAGCGAGCTCGCGGCCGGCGCCAGATTCGGGGAGCGGCTTGAGGAGCTTCTCGACCCTCGCCTCGACCGAGGCGGAGAGGGCGCGGACGCTGTCGGTAAGCTCTTCGATCCCCTCGAGGACCCCCGCGATCTGCTCCGGGGTCGCTTCCGTGATCGCCTTCACCGAACCGGTGACCGTCAGCATCTCCCGGGTGAGTGCCTTCGAGTCGCGGAAGAGCTCCGCGATCTTCTGGTTCGACGCGATGATCTCGTCGGAGAAGTCGCGGGAGAGCCCCGCCATGATCTCGTTCGCTTCTGGGTCCTGGAGTAGCTCCCTGATCCCGTCATCGAATTCGTTGACCGCGTCCTGCAAAAGCTCGTGGGCTTCGGTCGTGTCCACCTCGGAGTAGCCGCGCCGGGCGCGCGAAGTGTCGACCGCGGCCTGGAAGTCGCTCACCAACGCCCGGAAATCCTCTGGCCTACGCCCTGAGACCTCCGCCGCGCGCGCCGCGACACTCTTTACCCTGGCCGTCATCGCTCGGATGATGCCCTCTTCGGCATCGCGAATTACCGAGGGGCTGTCCATGACTGACCGGGTCAGGGAGTCACCGATGAGCTTCTCGCTCCGCATTTTCTTGATGACCTTGGCGGGGTCTGCCGCGGTGGCTGCGTCCTTGAACGCCGAGTAGAAGCCAGAAGCCCGCCCGCCGTAGCTCGTCTGCACCAGACCATTGACGCCCTCGAGCACGTTCCAGTTCGCCCCCGAGCGGAATGCCGCCGGCGTGTTGATGATGTCCATGAGGGTCCCGAAGAGCGCGTTGTCGTCTTTCGCGAACGCGCGGACCGACTTTGCCACCCGAGAAGAGACCGACTTCCGAAGCTCGGCGGACTTGGCGCCGCCGCTCGCGACGTAAGGGCTCTCCGAGAAGAACTTCAAGCCGAGCTCTGCCCCAGTCTCCTGCTTCTTCGCGATGAACTCGAAGAGCTCGCCGCGCGCCTCCCGAGTGAACTTACCGAACGGGATGACCGGGAGACCGCGGCTGCGACGGTAGTCCTCCGCCTGCTTCGCGAGCCATCCGGTGCGTCCGTAATCGCTCGAGATCACATCGAGAACGGCCCGGGCTTCGTCACCCTTCCCCGCCGTCTTGAGACTGGTGTATTCCTTGAGCTTCCGAATGAATGCCGAGTTGCCGATGTCTGCGGAGAGTAACCGTCCGCCCTTGGTGATCGTATCTTCGATCATCTGAACCGGGAGGAAGCGCGCGAACATCGTCGCCATCTCGAAGTCGAAGCCGTCCCACCGAGATGTCACGCTCTGAACAAGTTCGTTCCCCTGGCGGTTCTTCATCATCGCGAAGAGCTCTTGCGCCCACTCCTCGACCAAGCCGTCGACCTCATCGCCGAGCTGGAGACCCTTGGTCCCTACGTCCTCGAGCACCGATTCAAGGATGACCATCCGCGCCGCGGACTCGCCACCCTGGTCTGCCGCCTTGAAGAACTGCGGCCCCACCTTGGAGGGGAGCACGAGGCCCCGAGCGGTGCCAGCCTCGCCGGCCCGACCGAAGAGCTCCGACACCCGAGCGACCAACCGCGAGGAGAGCTCCGACGCGAACTCGAGATCACCCTCGGGGGACTTACCAACGAATTGTTTGATCTTCTGAATGAGCCCGTCCGGTGTGTCCACCCCGAGCTTCTCCCGTGCCCGCTCAACGATGGCGGTGTACTCGTCGGCGACCTGATTCATCATCTCGTGGATCGTCGCACGCCCCGCGTCGATGTCCTGAATGATCGCAGCGTCGAGAGAGTCCTCCCCGTGGATGAGAGCGATGTTCAGAACATCGGGGTTCTGCTCAAGCCAGTCGGTCGCGGACTCCCACTCCCCACGCTGCACGCGCCCGAGAAGCTCCTCGAACTGAGGGAGGTTCTTCAAGAGGACTTGCGAGCGCCAGACCTCGGGGCCGAGCGTCTTCCGCTCAATCGACCGGAGGATGTCCGTACCGAACTTGCCGCGCGGACCGTACTCCGCCTCGAGGAGCTTATGCACCTGGCGCGGGTGAACCGCGAAGCCGTCCTGAAGACGGGAGACGAACAGTCGTTCGATCCGCGCGCGCTCCGCAGTAAGCCTCCGGTTGTAGATCAGCCCGAAGACGTTCTTCACCGGCTTGAGACCGAAGCCCCCTTGGTCGCGGGGACGGGTCGCTTCCGACCGCGTCATGTTCCGTGAACGGATGAACGGGTCATCGTCAGAGAAGCGCGCGAACTTGCCCTGACGCAACGAGACATTCAGGGTCTTTTCGTAGCCCTCGAATTGAGATGGGAGGTAGTAGTCGAGGAATGCGACATCGAGTCCCTCTTCTGCCAAGAGGTCCCACTCGCGGTTGAAAAGCTCCTGCGTGTTGCGGGCCATCTCGACGATCTGCTCCCTGGTCTCGACTGCCAAGTGGTCGAGCCTCGCATCGCCAAGAATGATGCTTCCGAGCTTTGTTTCCTGATAGCTCTCTCCTGCCTTGTCAGAGAAGAACTTCTTTCCGCCACGCCGCCAAAGGGTCGCCGCATCCTCCTCTGCCGTCATCGCGTCGAAGAGAACGTCTTGCTCGACCTCCGTTAGCGCACGGCCAGTCTTCGAGCCGTCCTTGATGGTGAGGATCTTCTTGGTCTCCTCAAGGATGGTGGTCGCCTCGCGCGCCATCGCTACTGCGCGATCCTTGAACATCTCCCGAAGCCACGGGCTCCGCCCCAGGGTTGCCCCGAAGGCGTGCTTCACCATCTCCGCGCCGTTACTCACCGCTTCGAAGACGAACGCGACTTTGTTCTGTAGAAATTTCGTGATCGCCTGAATCGGAGCGGGGGAGTCATTGACCAAGAATCGCCAAGAGTCTGACGCCGCTTCCATCATCTTGAACTTGGTAGCGTCCATCCACTGCGCGCGGATCCCGAACTCTGGGCCGAAGGGAACCTTCAGCTTCAGCCCCCCTTGGTCGAGCATCTTCTGCACGGTCGCCTTGAGCGGGATGTCTCCCGTGCGCGCCGCTTCCCGCGGGCCGGAGATGTACTTCTTCAGGTTGTCGAACGTGTAATCGATCCCGTCCCGACCCATGAGGTCTTCGAAGACCGTGCGGGCGATGTGTGGGTCAACGCCGAACGTCGCGAGGGCGGTATCGATGTCCCCGTCCGCGCGCCGAAGAGCCGAGTCCCAAGTGTCGTGCCCCCGCTCACGGATGAGACGGTCGAAGGTCACCTCGACGTCTTTGCGCATCGCCCCCTGGATCGCGAACTTCTGCTGCGCCTCGAGAAGCTCGTCGGGGGTCTCTTTGAGTAGGGCGTCAGAGATCCCGGTGTCCGCCTTCTTCCGCTCGAACAGATCAGCAAGCGCACGCACCCGGTCGCGGGCGTTCGTCGGGAGGTCTTTTACTTCGTCGAGACCTAACCTTGCCGCCGCTGTCGCCTCGTCTGACAGCTTGGTCGCAATCTCATCCAGTACCCTCAACGGGGTTTGTCGAGTCCCCCCAGCGAAGGCAACTTTCCCGACCTTGAGCGTTGCGCTACCGGCTGCACGGCCCGCCGCTCGAGCGGCGACCGCGCCAGTGCCGAGCGTCAGATACGTCGTCGGGTCGAAGATGACGTCGGCCGCGAAGCCGAGCACCTCGCGCGACCACTTGCCGACCCCGTCTTGAGAGTCCCACCCCATATTGTCGAAGACGTCGGAGAAGGTCTGCTTGTCCTGCAAGGTGAAGCCACGCCACGCCTCAAGGAACGGGTTCGTTTCTTCGGTCTCCCCCTGGATGAGGTTCACCGTGGCATCGACCGCGCCGGCAATGGCGTAGTTGAACACCTGGAAAAGCTCAAGGAGCCGAAGGAAGCCCGACGACTCGGTCTCGTCGCGGGGGACGAACACAGAATCGTTGTCGCCGCGCCGCACCCGGTTCCGCCCGACTCGCTGGAACTGCGCACGCTCTTCGTCGGTAAGGTTCGCCTGCCCTTGGAACGCTGTCCCGCGCAACGGGACCGGCGACCCTTGATAGCTCGCGCGTTGGAGCTCGGTCACCATCGTCGCCTGCGCCAGCTTCGGAGTGATGAGCCCGGCATTCTGGAGAGCGATCAGGGATTGGACGTAGGGGCGTGCCTGCCTCTGCGGCAACGGGCGAAGCCGTGTCGGGAGAGCCTGCGCGCCAGCCGCCGCACCATCTTGAGCGAGGTAATACTCGTCGAGCCCGGCGGCCATTTAACGCTGACCTTGCAGCCGCGGATCGACCTGCCCGCCCAAGAGTAGCTGCAAGAGAAGCGGATCGATTCCCTGCCCCTGTTGCTGCGGCTGCCCCGGGAGAGTCTGCTGCACCTGTCCCCGAAAGACTTGTTGCTCGGGCGGTGGCGATCGGGACCCTCTGTCTGGGAGCGTCTGCTCCGCCGCCGCGGCCGGCCCTCCGCCCCGGAAGACCTGGAGTAGCTCGAAGGCATCGTTAAAACCCGATTGGTAGTTGCTGTCTTGAGCCCCTCCCGACTGAGAGAGTCCCTGCTGCTCAACGGTCAGCGTCGACTCTGGGCCACTCGAGCTCAAGGTCTGGGCGATCCCGGAAGCATCGGTCTCTCCGCCGAGCCGCTGGTCGAACTGCGCGCTCAGACCCGACAAGTCGGTCGGCTGCCCGCCGCCGGTGATCTGGTTGTTGAGCGCCTGAAGGTCGCCGCCGATGGTCTCGCCGAACGACGGTTGCACCGGTGCGGGCGGCCCCGTTGGCACGAAGTCTTTCGGGAATCCATCCGCTCCAATGTTGCTCGGCTGTTCACCCTGGAGGAGCCGGAAGAGCTTCTCTTCCTCGGTGAGCTCAACGGTGCGCGTCGTCTGCTCGCCAGTCTTCTCGCGGGTGCGGGTTCGGTTCTCGAACTCAGATTCAGACGCGCCGTCGATGATCTCGAGGCCGCGGGAGATCTCCTCTTCGGTCAACTCATCGGAGATAAGCCGCTCCAGAAACGTCCCCTCGGTGTCGGTGTCGATCTTGGCGAGGATCTCGGGAGTAATGCCGGCGTCGGGGAACGCCTTCTGCAAGCCTTCGTCGAGACCGTGGATGTCGATGGCGTTCTCGATCTCGAACTCTCGGAGGAACTCGTGGATGACCGCGAGTGACTTCTCGTCACGCTCAACTTCCTTGGTAAGGTCGTCGCTGATGACCCCGTTCGGGTTGTTCCTGGCGTAGAAGAACTGCGCTTTCTCGATCTCCACCGCACGCCCCGGGTTTGTGCCGAGACGGTTTCGCATCTTCCGGAGCTCCGTAAAGATCCGGTTTGCGATCTGGTCATCAGTTGCCGTGACGCTTTGCCCCGACTCGATCTGATCGTTCTGCTGGTTCCGCAACTCAAGCTCGAGCGCCGAGAGCTTCGGGAAGAAGTCGGTATTCAGGTACGCGCGGATCGTGTTCGCCTCGTCGACCTCGAACTCCGGATCACCCGGGAGCCTTGATTTCGGGCGCGGGCGCCGTTGAGCGTCGAGCGCGAACGGCGCGATCCGGTCGAGGTTTGCCGGGTCGAAGCTCCCATCGAGTACCTGCGCGAGTTGCGTAGCCCCCTCATCGAGCGAGAGGATGATGTCGTTCTTCCCCTGCGCGCGGTCCGCGACCTGCTCTTGGTTGCCCTGGCGCTTGTTCTGGTCCTCGGCGCGCTTGTCTTGATTCTCCGCGCGCTCTCGTTCTTTCGCCTCGCGCTCAATCGCGTTCTCTAGAATCTTGAGTTGCGCCTTCGAAATCTTCCGATCGGTTTCCTTATCCTTTCGGCTTTCGAGATATTGCAGGTAAGCGATGAGGGCGTCGCTGACCCCGGTCACGAGAGACCCGGCCGGCCCCGTCGTCGAGCCGCTGCCTCGCTGCCGTGCTTTTGCGAGAGTAGGCATCTCGCCTCCTTTTTAGGTAAAGAAAAACTGCGACTGAAGGTTGCTCGGAAGCTGTTCCTGTAAGTTGATCGGCGCCCCCAGTGGTTGGTTCTGGTTTGCTGCCAACTGCTCTGGGGTTAATTCACCATGGGTTGCGTCCTGCCCCAGGATCCCGAGGTTCGCACCGATACCAAGTCGCTCGCTGAGAAGCTGTGCGCCCAAGCCGAATCCCTCGGTGAGAGCTTGCGGACGTGCCTGGATCGCCGCGGAGTCTACGGTCTGACGAAGTGCCTGCTGCTCGAGCCCCTGCTGTTGTTGGAGCGCGCGGTCGAAAAACTCTGATTGAGCAGACCCCTGGTCGATCCCGGTCGCGGCGAGGGAGCGGAGAGAGTCAAACTCGCGACGCTCTCGCACCTTGCCGAGTTGCTCTTGCCCAATCTCGAAGATCTCGTTCGGGTCGAACGGGGCGCCCTGGTTCTGCTCGAGCGCGCCAAGGATTCGCTGCATCAACGGGTCGTTCTGGAACGCCGCGCGAAGGGTGGCACGGGTAGAATTCTCGATGCTGCGCTCTTGGCGACGCGCGTCCGCTCGTTGGTCGTTATCGAACGCTCCGGCCGCTCCCCCAACGACTAGGCCAGCGAGGACGTCATATACCATTAGACTGTCGCTCCCGCCGAGCTGAAGAGTGAGTTAAGGAAGCTCGCGCCCTGGCCCGCGACTTGGTTCGAGAACGCACGGTTCGCCATCGCCGACTGGAGTGCCACGTTCGCTGCGCTCTGCCCCGCACCTCCGAAGTTCGTCACCCGGCTAAGAGACTCGTTGAGGTTCCGACCTGGCGCGTTGCTGTTATTCAACTGCTGCCCGATCTGTTCGTTCCCGAACTGCTGCAACTGCGCCTCGTTCTCTGGCGTAATCGCCTGCGTGTTCAGTAGGTGGAACAGGTTCTCTCGCGCCGCGAAGACGCCAGGGTCAAGGCCGCCATTGGGACCGTCAACCAAGGTGCCTTGAGCGAGGAACCTCGAGCGAGGGTCTTCGATCCCGCCCACGAAATCATTGCCCGGGTTGTTCTTGAGCACATTCCCCGAGGCAATCCCCAAGAGCGAGCGGAGCTGCCCTTGCGTGATTTCGAAATTGCGGCTCCTCGTCCGCTGGTCTCGCTTGGCTGCCTGGATTTGATCGAAGAAGCTGGCGGCTCCCTGCCCGAGCTGAACGCCCGTGCCGAAGCCTCCGAAGCCGCCCGCGCCAGAGGCAGCACCCGAGCCTGCGGAGCCACTGGCTTCGTTACCGCCGCCTGCCGACTGAGAGGCTGGCTGTCCGAAACTTGCCATTAGATCACCTGCCAAACGAACTTGTCGGATGTGTGTAGGTCCGTGTTCACTGCGTATTCAACCATCGTAGTGAACGCCTGAGTGCCACCGTCTCCGTACTCGACCCGCAGACCCGTGAAGAACCCGCCCGACGTGATCGTCGAATCGACACGAAGCGGAGGACGGTCCGTGCTTTGGTTGTCCTGCATCGAAAGTAGCGCGTTCATCTCGCAAGTGTCTGGTCGCGTGGCCTTCACCAAAGAGATGTTCACGAAGGCGACGCCGTTCGCCAAGGAAACTTCCCCCAGTTCCCACGGGTGGCGCACCTCAACGTCGATGAAGACCGACGAAGCGGTCCACTTCGCGAGCGAGAGCGCGGGTACTGTCCACTTCAGATCGAGAGTCTTCTGGATCAGGATCAGCCCCGAGGGGACGGTGCCAAGCGTATGCTCAAGCTCGAGCTCTCCGGAGAAGCCGATCGAGACCGGCGACCAATTGACGAACCGGGAGGGAACGATCGCTCTTTCGTCGAGCCGCGCCCGGAGCCTCTCTGCCATCTTCTGGGTGGTCGGGACCCCGGCGCTGATCTCGGGACGCTGCGTCAGGTCCCTGAAGCCTCCGCGGGTGCCTTCGGTCATCTGGTCCTCCGGGGACCACGGGTCCGGTACCGGAGGATGGCTCGCTGGATGTCCAGCTCCTTCGACCGGTCGGTCCCCGAGAGGATTTCGTATTGCGAACGACGTCCGCGCTTGCGGTAGCTGAACCCGTAATCGGGATGCTGCCCCGTCGATGCGTGCTCTGTCGCGTCGTGCGCCGCTACCGCCGTCGAGGATTGGTCGACGAACATCCGGAACACCGCGTCGAGGTCCGCTTGCAGAACGTCCTGGTCGTTGACGAACGTCATCCCACTGAAGACGTAATCGAAGCCCTCGCCCTGTGGTGAGTACCACTGGGATAGGTACCGCCGGCGCTGCGAGCCCACCATGACCAACGCGCGATCGTGGGCGATACCGGACGTCGTGAAGTGGTCGAACCACAGCTCATAGGGAGAGACGTGCGTGACCTTCCGAATCGTCGTCAAGAGGACGTCAGAGTCGGAATGGAAGAGCGGGTGATCGACCGGGTCGCCAGCGAACGCCCCGCTGTAAGTCGCCTCCGTGTAGAAGACGATCAAGGCCGGCATCCCCACAATGTCGACGTGCCAATCCTGAGTCGTCGACTTCATCCCATAGGTGAGAAGGTTCCCGCCGGTGGTGATGAACTCCGTCGCGCGCGCGTAATCGTGTTCGAAGTCTGACGCCGCGCTATCTGAGTCGTACGCCTCGCGCCCCGTTCCCTGCTTGTAGATCCAGGAGGGTCCCCCGATGAGTGAATGCTCGCCGCGGATCCCTGTCCCCTCGTGGCCCGTCGAGATCGAGTCGTGCGCAAACTCGTACTTCGACCAACGACCGAGCTCGTAGGAGAACGTGTAGATCGTGTCCCGTTGGGTCAGCGCGACCGCGTTCGGGATCGACATCCAGATCTGCTTCTTCCGCGCATTGTGCGAGAGCTGAATCCCCTGGAGTTGCGCCACAGTCAGCGCGTCCATCGTCTGGCGGATCGACTGGGAGCTCACGTCCTGGATCTCGACTCCGTCCGTCGCGTAAACGGCGCGATCTGGGGAGACGAAAAATGCGCGGTTGTCCGCGAGCGTTGACGCACGGGAGCCGATACAACCCCGCCCCTGGTGGACTACCACCGGCTGCTCTCCGGTTTCCGTGGCATCGTCTCTGACCGCCCAGATCGAGCGTTCCTTCAAGATCAGTAGGCGACCGAAGAGTGCCACCAAGGCTACGACCTTATCGGAGTCGTCATCGTTCAACTGCCAGAGGTTCGTTGGCGGGAAGCTCTCATGCAAAAGCGGCTTCGAGTAGTAGACCCAACCCGGGTGGAGACCCGCGCCGCCGACGACCAACGTCCGCCCCGCGATCGTCGCGGTAGTGAACTCTTCCGGCGGGTGGTTATCGATGACCTCGAGCGGCTGCAAGACGAGATCAGACTCCGCCAGACCCGAAGTGAACGTGACTGTCGGCCCCTCGGGAGGCACGAGTTTCGGCTTCGGGAGTTGCTGCTCGAGGTACCAAAGGTCCCCGGTCTGCGCCTCCCGGTAGATGTTGATTGTGTCGTAATCTTCGCCATTGATCGTCAGGAAGAACGAGAGATCGATGTCGAGCGTGTCGTGTCCCCCGCCGGTCGTTCCCGCCGTCGCAAGCGGCATCGCGGAAAGGTTCGACTCTTGCCCGGTGAGCGAGTTGTAGGTGCTCAACCGGTAGCTATAGGCGGTCGCCGCGACAAGCCCGCCGGCCCCTGCCGAGGAAACCGCATTGTCCAGGGTGATGAACGGGACCCCGTAGCCGACCCTGGCGATCCCCATCGGGAACACCTTGAGCGGTCCCATCCCCTCGCCGAAGAGCACCGTTCGATCCTTCGTGTCGATCCCGCCAACCCCCGCGGTCGGGCGACCGAGCATCCTGGAACCCACCGGCCAATGACCAGCACCAGCATCGACGTCGTACCGCCAGACCCCACCGTCCTTGACGACGTCGAGCGTCTGTTGGGTCCGATCGCCGATCGTTCGCGCCCCCGCATGGATTCCGTAGGTCGCCGATCGCTCTCCGCCGATCATGTGCGGAATACCGCTCCAGCGGCTCTCCCCGCGCCACGGAGACGTGCGGAGGGTGTGAACCCCTGTCTTGTTGTCGCGGACCTGGAGGAGCCTCTCTCGCCCGTCATCCATCGTCTCTGTCGTCAGCGAGCTCGCCACCGCGGGATCGAAGCTCAGAACCAACGACGCCGGCCACGTCAGTTGGCCATCGGGGGGGTAGGTGTCGAGCGCGATGATCGCCGCAGAGTTCGCGGGCCGCCCCCCCTGGATGTTCCCGTGGATGCGAACGTCGGTCAGATCGAAGCGGACGGTTTCGGCCTCCGGGGCCAGGGTCCCGACGACAACCTGGTCGAGGGCCATCGGTCTCCCGGTGAGGTTTGAAGTTCCCGAGCTCGTCCAGACTCCCGCAGTATCGACCCACGGCTCGAGAAGGGTTGTTCCTGCCGCAAAGTCGGTCTCGACGAAGAAGGCGAATCGGTAGTCGGTATCGAACGCCAGATCCGCCGAAACCCGCGAAACACGGGTGATCCCGCCGCCAGGAGCGATGATTCGGCAGTACGCGAACATCCGGAATCCCGAGACCGAGGGCGCAGCAACGGTGATCGCCCAATCCTCTTGCGGAGCCTCGGCGGTACCCGACGCGATGATGTTCCCGGCGGTCACGAAGGCGTCATCGCCAGGTGGCGGAGCCTTCACGTTTACGCCACAGATAACCCCCCAAGCCTCCGTTTCGTCGACCCGAACGGTTGTCGCGTTCACGGTCGCGCCCGAGTTCGGGGACACGAGAAGCTCTCCGCCGACTACCGTCACCGGTGGAGGATTCAGGAGAAACGCTCCCGCTCCGCTGCTCGTGTATGCCGACTTACCGAGGGCCGCCACTTCGTACCCGAGACCCTCCGGTTGCATCACCAAGAGGACGTCGTCATACGCCGAGACAAGGTCGAAGCGTTGCGGGATCATCTCCCACCGGTGGACCGTGAAATCGTCACCGGTGTCGACCTCAAAGATGATGACCTGGCCAATCGTCCCGATGAACGGGTATCGCCAATCATCCTGATTCGCGAGCGCGACCGCACCGACCGCGAGGAAGTGCGTCCCCGAGGGGGAGACTTCAAGGTCAAGGATCGCTGAAGTCGTCTGGCGGGAGGTCGAGTTCGACCCATTCATGTAGTAGCGGAGGATCTGGTTGGTGTGGTCCGAATTCATGTTCCACTCGATGCAGAACACGTCATCGATGCTGTTCCAGTCCTCGTCTACCCCCTCCTGCACGATCGATTGGTCAGCGAAGACCGCGCCCGTCGCTCCGTCGACCGATCGCCAATGGAAGGTGAAGCGGAAATTGTCCTGCGTGTTGTGCTCGAGGAACATCGCCCAGCCGCCCGTTTGCCCACTGGCTGCCCCGAAGTCTGTCGAGTCACCGGTCGAGCTCGCAATGCACCAGCGGGAACCGGTCGCCCATTCCGCCAGCCGCTCGAGGTCGAGGTGCGTGACGTACGCGCGGACCACGACGCCGGTCACCGTCGCAAGCCCCGCATCGGTTGCGGTGTCGAGCGCGAGCGCGTCAGAGGACCAGTCGCTTTGCGTGCAAGAGTCGTCCTCGTAAGAGATCGCCTTGTGGGGGAGGATCTCCTCGATCGCACGAACCATTGGCGCGCGCCCGCGCACGGAGCGGTATGTGAAATCGACGTTCTTCACGTCCTCGGCAGACCAACGCGGGGACGCCGCACCCTTGCGGGTATCGAAGAGCCCTTGGAATTCGGTCTGCTCGCGCTCCTGGTATCCCATTACTGGCTTCTTCCCCAAAGACCGCCGCCCGAAGGCTGCTGGCCTGCGCTCTCAGAGTTGATGCCGTCGAATGACCGGACCGTGGTTGTGGTCCCGGCGGTCCCCTCAAAACTCGGAGAGATGACGTACCCGGCGAGAGACCCGCGCGTCTCCTGCCCGGTGATCTGGTAGATACGCCACTCGTCCAGACTCGAGATCAGGAAGTCATTGATGTGACCAGAATCGGCGGTCGTGAACGCCACGAAGTCATCGCCTTCTCCATGCTGTGAGTCACCCCACTGCATCGAGCCAGAGGTGAGCACGGCGGCGAGCTCGTCAACCTGGCCGGCAAGTGCGGTCGCGGCATCCTCGCTTGCGAGCGCGTAGCAATTAGACCCGACATGGAAGCACCGGAGGTCCGCAATCGTCAAAGGCGACTGAGTGCCCGGCACGAAGACGGTCTCAACGCCGAGCGACTTCCAGAAGTTAGCGCCACCAACAGTTGAGTCGATCATACTTTCGTACTCGGCGGCGACCCAATCCGCAGAGAGGGCCGTGCCCTGAACGAAGCGCGCCTCGTCACCGTACGTCTGCCCCGGGCACGACAGGCCGGTACCTCGACCGATCCCGATGCGCATGTCCTCAACCGTGATCGCAAACGAAGTAAGCTGGTTCACTTGCGCGCCGTCAACGTACATCGTGTAGGTGTTGGCGGTGTCGTCGTACACGCCGTCGAACCTATGCCACACCGTCGATGTGCTCGGTGTGATCTGCGTGTTGAAGTTGTGGACGGTGAGGTCGTCCTCGGCGCAGTAGATGTTGATGTCGTCGGTGTCCGCATTGTCCATAACGAGCTGGAAACCTGGCGTTGTAGAGTCACCCTCGTTTACCATCCCGAAGACGTACTGAGAGTTGAGCGTGGGGTTCGTCGCGTTCGCCTTCCACCAGTAGGACATCGAGAAGTCTTGCGTGTCCAGCGTTAGCGCGTCGTTGATCATCGCGTAGGTGCTCTCACTCGCGGTGCCAGTCATGGAGTAGGCACCACTCGCACCACTGAGCACCCACGAGATAGCCGTGTCATGCACGCCACTCGCGAACTGGTCAGCGCACGTCTCGGTGCCTGGCCCGAACGGAGGGGGTGGCGCGCCGATATCCGCCGTGAGGAAGGGGAAGAAGTAGTTCCCCTGTCCGCTTGAGTCAGGCTGGTTCGGCTCGCTTACGTCGGGGTCTTCGTTGAGGTGGCAGACGAAGCCGAAGCCCCCGTCAGCGTAGGCTGAGAACGTGCCCGTCGTGGTGATGTCCGACTGGTCGGTCGTGATCGACGAGTCGCCGTAGAACATGTAGACCGTGAGGTCTGCCGCAGCGGTCGGGTCGAACTTGATCCACACCTTGAGCGCGCCAGTCGCCGCGACGTAGCTGATGAGCTCGTGCGGGATCTGGGTTATCATCATGTCGTCAGTGAAAAACGCAATGTCGTAACCGCTTGACGAGGTGACCTCGCCACCGTTTGCCGTGTCAGCGATGTCGCTATCGACGACCGTGAGCGCAGCGGGGAGGTCGGTCAGGTCGCTGCCGATGTGCGTCGAGTTGCAGATTAGTTCTTTGTAAAAGCCAAATGCCATTAGACCCCCGTGATCCGGTCAGTCGGCCAGTAGGAATCCTGGCGCCCGAAGGGGTTTCGGCTCCGTCTCCGGTCCGATCCCAAGCGGCGCGCGACCCCGGCGTTATGCCGTCCAAACTGGCGCATGTTGTCGAGCCCCCGTTGGAACTCTCCGAACGCCATCGCCTTGACCGAGTCCTGCTCGAACTCGAACTCGTACGCGCGGTACTTCGCGCCCGCGACAATCACCGGGTGGAATCGCTCGGGGATCCCCGTGGCTGCCTCCATCTCGTCCCCGTCTGTCGCCGTGAAGCGAGGCCGGCGCCAATACTCGATGGCGTAGGCGCGATCTTCGTCCGGTGGCGGGTAGAGGATGATCTCGACGTTCCCCGAAGCATCGACGCCGCGCGCCCACCACTCACCGGGGATCCCGCCGATGACCACGAACGGGTCGGGCCAAAGACGCTGCCGGGTGTGACCGTCACGCTTGCCGAGGACTTGGGGGAAGAGGTAGTCGACCACGTCGATCACCGACTCGACGTCAGAGCCGAGGGTTACCTTGTCCTGGATGAACTGGAACGCCGAGGCGGTACCCGACGCATCGATGATCTCAGAATCGAGAGTCAGAGTAGACGTAGACTGGACGTACGCCGTCACCTCGTAGACGTTCGCCCCAGCGAGCTTGATGAGCCCGCCGACGTACTCGTCTGCAAGCGCCTGAGACGCGACGTTCCCGGTGTCGAGAACGGTAGTCGTCGCTCCTTTGGTCCACGTCGTCGTGCCGACAATGTCAGCGCGGGAAGTGAACGTCCCCGAGTCCAGATCCCACGGCCATCGACCTGCCCCGTGGATGTCACGGATCGCGTCGTCGATGAAGTTCAGGACTTGAGTATCAATCTCCCCCGAGATCGCCCCCAGGGAGTCCCTCACTCGCTCTTTTACGTTTCCGAGGTTCACGGACGACTCTCGCTTTCCGTGGACCTGCCGGCTTCTTCGGCTTCGGTGGCTGCTCGAACGGCTCGACCTTCGCCGTCTCGGGCTGGATCGGCTCCGCTTCGTGATCGCCGCTCGCCTCTAGCCGCAGGTTCTCGAGCTTTGCTTGGTGTCGCTCGTCATCGTTGGCGAGCTGTGAGGTCGTCCGCACGGGCGGTTCGACCGGTCCTTTTTCTGGCCCGGGTGGTCTCCCCCGAAGCGCAGCGATCCGGAGTTCATACTCCGCCGCGCGCCTTCGAAGTTCCGCTTTTGTGTTCTTCCGAACCACTGCCGAGCTCCTTTGCCAAAAAGTGGGGGGAGGGCGATGTCAACCCCCCCCCCAGAAGAGGATGCGAATTAAACGAGGTCGCCGAACGGGCAAGCGTCGTCGATCCATCCACCGGTATCACCGATGAGAATGAAAACATCGCGCTTGTCTTCGGCAGTCGTTGCCCCCGACGCTCCGACCTGGAAGGCCAAAACGTAAACATCACCCGCGGTCTCCGACACCGGCGGAGTGACCTCAATGAGCGCCCCGGCGGTCGTCGAAGCGCCGTATGCAGTCAAGTGGGCATCGTCCGTGGCGTCAGTGACCGGCACGGCGGCGGGTCCCCAAGTCTGAACGACACCCCACTCGCCATCCGGAATGTCACCAACGGCAACGCCGAGAGCTGTCGACTCTCCTGCGGTGCCAGCGGCTGCATTGGTCTGGATCGAGTAGAGAATTGCCTGGACCGGGTTCACGCCCTCGAGCGGGCCGCGAGAGGTGGCGAACGGGTCGATCGTCTGCGACTCCGTGGTAGTCAACGAACCACTCGGGGTCGCGTCAGTTTCGACAACCGAACCGCCAGTAATCAAAGCCCCGGAAAGGTTCCGGAACGTAGCAAAGCGCCGATTGTACGGATCAATTGTGTGCATACTCATGGTTCCCCCTTCCTACAGCGGGCAATCGTGGAGGAGTCCCTGACGTGCGCGGTTCGAGCAAGAGAGCTCGCCCTTCCACATGATCCGGCTGAACCGTACCCACTGGCGCTCTGCCTCGCGGAACGGGGTCGGAGTCATGTCGACGTCGCGGTGAACGTTCAGGTTGATGTAGTTGCTGTTCAGGAAGAGCAGCGTGTCATCCGGTACGTCTCGGTCGAAGAGGACCGTAGTCGCCCGGAACATGAGAGACTCGAATCCAGCATCCGCGGCGAGCGTGTTCACAAACCGTTGATTCGTGACGAGCTGGCCTTCGTATGCTTCGTAGGAGTCCTGGGCGGCAAGGATCAGATCCGGCGAGTCTGCACCGCGCGAACAATCCAGGTAGATCGTGCGCATCGCGTCGATCATCGTTCCCGCGCCTGCTCCAGCGAAGTTCGTAAACTGGTTCTGCCACCAAGTGTTACCAGTCGACGCGATCCCGCCATAGGCGCGCGTCATGTTCGTATCCTGGAGGAAGTCGAACATCCCGGTGATCTTGAGAGGGTCGGGTGTTGCGGTACCGCGAGCAGCCAGCGCGCCGGTGTAGCCGTTGTTGATGATGTCCGAGTTGATCTGCTCGCGGAACGAAATCTCCGCTTGCTTCACCTTGGCTTCAAGCAACGAAACGACGCGGGACTCGCCCATGTTGTCGGTCTCGTGATCGCGCGAGATGACGACCGGCGCCTGGTACTTCTTGGCAACGAACGTCGCGGGGGCAATGCCCTCGGTCGGCTCGGTAAGAAGATCGTCGTAGCCGCTGAACGCCTGCACCTGAGAGGCTGCATACATCAGCGGAACTTCAATGCTCTGACCACCGTCGAAGAACTTCTTTCGGTCGTTCTGCGTCAACCACCAGAGGGTGGGAGTTGCATCACTGAAGTTATCGACGATCTGCTTCTGAAACTTCTGAAGCGTCGTGGTCAGGAGCGCATTGTAGCTAGAGAGGTTGGTCCCTAGCGTCGGATCGATCATCGGCATCGATCAGCTCCTTTGTTTAATCGTTAACAAACTCAATCGGTCCCCTGATCCCCAGGTCTTCCTTCGCTTGCGCCCACGCGCCCTCGACTGATGTTGGGGGTGTGTGCGCCGGCGTAGTTGCCCCAGGAGGAGCGCCGACAGGAAGGGGCGGAGAGCTCGACGCGGCGCCCTGCTCGCCAGTTGCTTCGACTTGGACTTGCTGTTCCGCCGCGTCGGCAGGAGGGGCTTGCGCCTTCTCCTTTTCAACCATGCCAGAAGCAACGTAGTAGAGGTTTTCGAGCGAAAGCCCGGGGTTGGTCTGGTTCGCGGACTGCATAGCTTCGTGAACGTTCCGCCAGTCGGGGTGGTCCTGTTGGAACTGTGCCACTTCCACCGCCTGCGCTTTCGCACGGGCATCCGCTTCCATCGCTTCCACGCGCTTCGCAAGGTCACTCTGGCTTGGGTCTGACTCGCCAACCCCGGTAGCGCCCGGGGCAACGGATGAGATCGGGTTATTCGTTTCCAATAAGGGGTCCGGAGAGACGCCGAGGGCTTGAGCTTTCTGGCGGTAATGCTTCGCCAGATCGCCGCTCTCCCGGGCCTTCAGGAACTCATTAAAATCCGAGTCCTTCATCACCTCGCGGAACACACCCGCCAACTGAACGTCACTCTCGAGGGCGCGCCGTTGGGCTTCGATACCCTGGCTCGTCTTCGTCAAGTGGGCGTTTCGTTGCGCAATGTCTTCACGCACGGCGGCTTGATCTTCCGGCGAGAGCTTGGCAAGAGCCTCCGCCAGTCGAGGAGTAATACCGCCGTCCTGGAGCGATTTGTCCGGTGTCGAATCCGGTGCCGTTGCCGCGGCTTCCGGTTGTTCGCCCGTGACCATCGTCTCTTGGGTCGTCACAGCTAGTCCCTTCATCGCTGGTGTCTCAACTTGCGGCAATGGTAGTCCCATCGGCAGTTTGAGAGCATCACGGGGCGATGATGTTTGAGAGGCTAGAGGACTTTGACGAGGATCAGGGGGATGAGGCCGGTTGTAGAGCTTATGCTTGTGGTAGCGGCAAGGATCGCCGTGGTGTCTACCAAGATGAGGTCGACGACCGTGTCTACGGCCGCCAGATTCGCCAGGATCAAGGTGGTGTCGGTCTGGATGGAATCGACCACGGTGTCGACGGTGTCGACCTTGCCCTCGATGGTGGTGAGGGTGGCGGGCAACGTGGCGTTGGTATCTGTGAGCACCGCATCGACGAACTCAGCCAAGGACCCGGCGGTCCCGGTATGGTCCCCCACCGCTTCCGTTAGAACGGCGTCTGCGATTGCCGCGGCGGTCGGGCCGGCCGAGGTCACGAAGAGGAAGGACACCGCGCAGAGCTTGTTATTCCCGGGCAGCGTCCCCGATGAAGTCACCGTGATAGGGATCGTCCACCAGCCCGTGTTGTCGACTTTCGTTCCGACCGTCCCGGTGACGTACGCCGACCCGTCGTCTGCCTGGGCCACCTGGATCGTGTCCCCTACCCCGAGTTGATTGAGGATGAACCCGGCATCGAAAGAGTTGTCTGTCGTTTGCGAGATGTAGATGTTGGTCACCGAGCCTGGCGTCGCACTGTCGAGGCGCACATCTCCGGCCCCCGGGTCCGCCGCCACCGTAGAGGTATCGAACCCCCACGACGCAGTGATTAAGCCAGAGGAGAGACCGGAGCTGTCAGCGGCAGCCTCCAAGGAGTCGGTCTCGTTGTTGAAGGTGTCCCAGTCAGGAGTCGCACTCTTGGAAACCATGTTCGCGATGATGCTGTCGTCAGTCACGTCGGCACCAACGACCGCGGCACTCACCAGATGATCGAGACCGATATCGACCAACGCCGTATCGACTTCGGTGTTTACCTGCGCGGTCGAGATGTTGTTCAGCGCGCTAATCTGCGCCGGGATGTCCGTTGTGGTGTCTGCCGCAATCACGGTCGTCTGTACCGCGATCCCGTCGACTACCGTATCTACCGTGGCAAGGTTAGCGGCGGTCGCAAGCAAGGCGTGCTCCGCTGGGAGGGTCGTCGAGGTATCTATCTCGATGGCTGTGGTCTGAACTGCGATGCCGTCGACTACCGTATCGACGGTCGCAAGGTTAGCGGCGGTCGCAAGCAGTGCGTGCTCCGCTGGCAACGTCGTTCCAGTGTCGATCTCTATTGCCGTGGTCTGGACTGCGATGCCGTCGACTACGGTGTCTACCGTCGCTAAGTTCGCGGCGGTCGCAAGCAGCGCGTGTTCGGCTGGCAACGTCGTTCCCGTGTCGATTTCGATGGCTGTGGTCTGGACTGCGATGCCATCAACTACCGTATCTACCGTGGCGAGGTTAGCGGCGGTCGCAAGCAGTGCGTGCTCCGCTGGGAGGGTCGTCCCCGTGTCGATTTCGATGGCTGTGGTCTGGACGGCGATGCCGTCGACTACCGTATCTATCGTGGCAACGTCAGTTATCAAGGACTGTAGGTCGGCGTCGAGCGCCAGCGTCGTTATCGTGCTGTCGATGTCCTGGAGCATCCTGCCCATAGAATTCGCTGCGACGTGACCGGCTTTGAGTTCATCCCAGATCAGATCGATGAATGCAGCATTGGTGCCGCCAGCGAAGGCCCGTACGTCCGCGGGGAACAGTCCCGCGCTGTGCGTGCTCAGGACAACCCCGTCGACCATCCGCACGTCTGCCGGGGTCTTTCCTGCGTCGTGCGTGTCGAGCGCGACTCCGTCGATCCGACGTAGGTCCGAAGGCATGTAGCCCGCCGCGGTCGTCGCGATAGCGGTGTCTTCGATCGCTGTGACGTCCGCGCCAATACCCAGGCCATGGTAGGCACTCGCGTTCCCGTAGGTGTGAAAGGTATATACGACTTCGTCAAAGTTCGTAGAATCCTCGATGAACAGAGTCACGGTCGCCGCCTGCATCTCCGTGGCGGTGATCGTTATCCGGTATAGACCGTTGCCGACTTCTCCGGGGGTATTGGTGGCGGTAGTGAACCCGCCGCCATCCTTGTCGATGTTCGCAGTCCCGGCTTTGCCCCAGTTGGTGCCAGTTATACCCGCGTTGGATCTCTCTTCCCAAAAGAAGTGAGTATGCGCAACACCGTATTCAGCAAGCGTGGTGTAGTGAGGCACTAATTGACCTGCTTACGCATCTTGAGGCGCGGGTCTGCGATAATTACCCGATGATTCAAAAGCCGCATCGCTTTTATCCACCGCTGCACTGGCTTCTTCGCCGCCGCGCCGGGGAGGATCTCCCAGACCACGAACCCATCCCCGCCCTTGCCGGTGAGGTTAGTGATCATCACGCGACTCCGTTTCGGCCAAAGAGACGCGGGCACGAGCCCCGGGCTGTGGAGCCAAACACACCTGAACGTCTTGCAGTCCATCGGGCGGTCCTCGTAGACCTTGCACCCGAGGGCGGCTTTCACGTCACAGTTCGGGCACCACTCCCCGGTGCTCTTGAGCCCTTCGATCTCCGCGGCAAAACAGCACGCCTTGCAGTCTCCGCAGAATCGCTCAGTTTCCTGCACGCGCGATCCCGTAGTCGTGGAGTGCCCGGCCAAGGATGTAGACCCCGCACAGGCCCGCGAAGTACCACGTCTGCACTTGCGAAACCCCTAAAGATCCACCAGCCAGAAGAGCGGTGGCCCCGAATGCGAACGCTTGAGCTTTCCGCGAGCCCTGCCCGAAGGTTGCGATCTCAGTTAGAAGTTTCATGCCAGTTCCACTCCGGTTGGGATCTCCATGTTTCGGTTCTGAAGCTCCGCCAACAGCTTCGCCTTCTCAGCCGCGAGCTTCCGACGCTTCGCTTCCGCCATCGCGGCGACCATCGCTGCAACGCCAGTCCCGGCGACCCACGGGTTTGTATTCGCGGCCTCGGTCGATTGCGTGATGACGTCGAGCTCCGCGTCGATCCGATCGATCGCGGCAAGCGTATCGTCGACCGTCGCGGGCCGCAGTTCCCCGGTGATCGGGTCAACGACCGGCTGCCCCACCTTCGGCGTCGGCTCGAAAAGAGCACAACCCGACAGCAGCACAACAAGCAGAAGCGTCATTCTCATGGTTTGCTCCTTACTGTTTCCTTCAAATCCATAAAAGCTATGGTCAAAGCCTCGAATGCACGAGCCTGCTCTTCGAGCGTCCTCATCAACCGGCCCATCACATCGATCGAACGATCTTGCACCCCGTGGCACGATTCGATTCGCTGTATCGCGACAATCTCCAGACGGTCCGCCTGCACTTGAAGAAACTTGTCGTGCATGTAAAGGTAGGTGAGGAACGCACCGACGATGAGTATCACCGAGGCCCATTGCGGGGCACCGTTAAAAGTACGGCTGGCAGCCTTCACTGCGTCTGATTGCACTGACATCTTTACGGTACCGCCCATCGCGTAATGTCAGTCAGTTGGTCGCTGCCGTCATACGTCAGATCGATCTCGATGACCGTTCCGTCAGCGTTGGTCAACGTAACCTTCGTGAGGTTGGACCCCGTCCACGTCAGCTCCGCCGCTGGGTTCCAGAGGTTGAAGTTCGGCGCGATCTTCTCCGCCGCAACGACTCCGCGGCTACGCGGGCTGTCCCAGTCGGTAACCATTATCCATTGGTCCCGGTGGTGCGGAGCTTCGCCCGCTTCATGCCGAGGATTGCGGATTCAACGACCGAGTTCGTACCTGGAGAAGCCTCGCCGACGCTCAGAGACTCCACCTTCCCTGAAAGCGTGTACCCCAGCTCTCCGGCATGGATCGAATCGACTTCGACCTCGAGGGTCAGGGTCACCACCGATGGGATGGTCAGGTTCGAGAGCTCTGGCGGCTGCTCCGGGCATTGCAGAGTGACGGTCTTCATCTCAGTGCCAATCTACCTTCATCTGCCCGTTCGCTCGGGTCTCGATGTCTCGGATGACCTGCTTTTGATGCGCACGACTCGTGATGTTCGCGGCGAGCTGTTCGTTCCACCCCGTGAACTTGAACTCGTCGATGTGCGGCGCCTGCCCGTGCTTCTCAACGGTCATGCAGGAATCGCACCGCTTCGGCCAAATGCGGTTAGCTTCGATTTGGCCGCCACAGTCCTCGCACGCGCCCGCGGGGGTTTTCATTTCTTGCGCTTCTTCCCGGCAGATGTTGCGCGTTTCGCCGCTGCACGACTGCGCATCTCCCGCAACGCCTTCGTGCGGGCGAGGGCGCGGGTCGCCTTGTTCGTCTTCGACTTCGATCCGGTCTTGAATGACTGCTTGTCGAGATCCTTCGTAGACTTGGTGACAAGGTTGTCGATGTTCGCCTTGTTGTTCGCCGCGGCCTTCTTGAGCTTCGAACTCGACCTTGCCAAGCCCTGCTTCTCTGACCCCGCCGTAATTCGCTCAACCCTGGAGACCGTACCGCGCCGCTTCCTGCGCTTGTCGGCGGTCTTCGAGTGCAGAGTCGCGCGCTTCTTCTTCGCCATTACTGGAAGCCCCCTCTCAGTACCTCTTGGATGTTCGCGCCGGTCGCGCCACCTGATGAGATCTGGTCTTGCGGTGTGTTCCCTCCGCCCGTCGCGAAGATCCCTGCGCCGCCCCCTGGGTTGTTGGAGTTACCTGGCGCGGGTCCTGGAGACCCTCCCCCTTGGCGCTCCTTCTGAACCGCCTCTTGACCTTCGGCGGACTGCTGCTGCGCGAGCGCCATCGCCCGGTGCGCCTCGATATGATTGTTGAGCCGCTCGAGCGTACTGGGCGACCGTAGAGTGTCGACTTCTTCGAGTTGTCTCTCGTGGACGTGTATGTGCCAAGCGTGGTCGTCCACTTGGTTCGGCGCCAGGACCACTCCCTTGCGGAGCATCTGGAACCATTCGTGACCGGGGTCCATCGGCGGTTCCGCCTGCGGAAACACCCGGAGATCTTTCACCCCCAGTTCCTTGGCGAGGTCCGTCAGGACGGGCACGATGTCGATGATGGGTACCGGGCTCCCCACCTGGGAGTACGGGGTCAACACCTGAAGCGCCTGCGCGGCCTTTTGCATCCGGGTCTCCCCGGTGCTTGCAGCCATTTCTTCGATGTTGCATTTCCACAAATACGGACCGGCCAACTTTGACCCGTCGTATTTTACCCACTGCAAGTCTCCGCGATCGCCGGTGATCTTTACGACTCGTTCTTTCGAGTAGTACCGTTCCATCACCGAGCGAACGTCGTCTGCGAACTCTTCCAAGGGAGACTGAATTCTCCCGCCGAGAGCGGACCGGCGCCCGTTTGACGCGCCAGAGATTCGATTGATCTCGGCGGCCGGGCGTTCGCCAGGTCGTGAGCCCCCTAGGTCGAACTCGCTTGTTCCGGAGATTTGAGTCCATCGTTGCATCGCCTCCGATGTGAAAGCGTAGGAGTCCGTCGAAACATTAGCGTCAGGGATCGGCTCGATCGCGCCGCGGATCGGTTGACCGTCGCCCTTTACCGGGACGATCGTCCCGTCCATTGGGTTGCGCAGAGCCTCCATCGACTCTTCGTCAATCTTCGATGAGTCGTAGGCGTATTTACGTTTGAAGCGAGAGAGGTGGTCGAGCCGCTGCGAAATCGTGAGGTTGTATTCCTCGACCAAGTTCAGCCACGGGACCATCGGCGACTGGTTCCAGAATGTCTCGTTGTCGTCGGTCATGTGGATGACGTAGAAGGGGAACCGCTGCACCGGGAGCTTCATGTCGAACACCCCGAGGAAGCCCGTGTGCCCTGGCGCGACGATGTAGACCTTGCGGTCAACGATGTCCCAGATCTGGATCAGGCGGACCATCGTCTGCTCGGGATCCTTCTCGAACTTCTCTTTGTAGGTGTCGATCGTCATCCCGCGCGGCATGTCGTACTCGTTCGCCGAGAGGTTGTCGGTTCCCTTGTACTGCTTGTCTGCCTTGACCGCCTCGAGGTTCCGGACGTACTCGACTCCGCACCAGAGGGCATCGTCAAGGCCGGTCGCGTTCGGATCGATGAGGAAGTTGTAGGGGCGGATCGGGAGGGCGTAGATCTGACCGGGCTTCACCCCGAGCGGAAGGTCGGAGTTTGACTTCGGACCCGGCTCATCGATCGCGACGGGGGTCTCTGCCTGCTCTCCGCCGGCACTGACGGGGACAAGCCCCTGATCGTAGAACCCGAGTTGCCAGATCCCGACCCCGTAGTGCAGCCCGTCGTAGGTCGCGCGCTTGAGGGTCTTCTTGAACTTGACGTTGCGGAGCTCCGCTGTGATTGCCGCTTCGACGGTGGGCGCCTGCTCCTCCGACTCTTCGCTAAGTGCCTCGGCGTGGAACACCGGGTTCTCGTGAACGAGAGAGGGGATGATCGACTCGTACCAAGCGAACGGGAAGTTCACCTGGAGCTGCATTCCCCCCTCGTCCCAGTTGGTCGGAGGGTCGCTACGGTAGTAGTTGTAGGTGTCCTGCCACAGGTTGATCTCTCGATCCCTACGCTCCTGCGCCATCTTGGCGTTGAGCAATAGGCGCTCGAGCCTCTCCCTGGAGGTTGGCCTGCCCGTCATGTACGGCATCGGAGGTTACCCGCTACCGATGATGCGTGTGCTACCGCCGCTCGAGAGCTTGTCGATCGACTTCTTCGAGGCGGTCTTCCGTTCGTTCGTCACTGAACCGCCCATGACGATGCCGTCATGCTTGATGAGCGACTTCGTGCTCTTGACGCCTTTTTTGCTCGACGCCGAGCCGATGATCCGACCGTCCGGTCCGCTATTCGGCGGGACTTCTTCGAAGCCCTGCTTCTTGCGCACGAATGGCTTTGTCATGAGCGGCTTCGAGGTAAAGAACTTGTCTTGCTTGAATCCCATCAGGATCTCCGTTCAGAGATGTTCGAACCGTGGCGCGCACCCCGACGTTTCGACTGCTCGACCTCGCGAATTGCCATCCGCACTGAGTTCTCGAACAGTCCCCCTTGCGAGTAGATCATCGTAGCGACGTCGGCCACGTTTTGGAGGTCCGCCTCGTTCACCCCGAGTTCGGCGGCTCTCATCCGTACCTTGGTCGCTGTCGTGTCTTTCATCGCGCTGAGTACCCCTGTCTTCGATGTCTTCGTTTGTTCTCGAGCAAGCGGAGATCGTACTCGCCGGTCCCCGGCTGGCTGCGCGCCGGCCTGTCCCGGGTCTTCCCCGGTGGCGTTGCGATCCGCGTCAGCATCTCGAGCGCGTCCATGAGGTCGCGGTACGACGACCTCGGAAACTGCAAGAGCTCCATGCGCAACTCTTCGCAGCCCTGGTGAAGATACAGCCTCGCGAACTGCAACTCCGGCACCAATCCGAGGATGCGGGCGTTCTTTGACTTGTTACCGTGAGAGAGCGCAATCACAGGGATCCGCAAGTCTCGCTCTTCCAGGAGCTCTCTCAGGTTTTTGATCATCCACTCTTGGCCGCCGACGACCCCCTCGAACCCGATCTTCTGGACCCGCCATCGGAGCGCCAAAGCGATGACGTGCTCGAGCATCTCGTCCGGTTTCATGCGGGAGCGGACCGCGTCGAGGACGTAGAGCTTCCCCTTGTTCCCCATCGACGTCATGGCGCCGACGACGATTCCGGTCGCATCCTCGCCATCCCATGCCGGGTCAACCGCCAAGTAGGTGAAGTTGTGCATCCTCGTCAGGAAGTGATCGCGGTCCCCTTCCCACGTTCTCTTATCGATGAGCTCTTTGGGGAAGATTGCGGATGCACTATCGACGGGCTCGTTCATCATCTGAGACGAGAACACCCATTCGCCCATCGTCGTTCGCATTTCGGCGAGGAGCTTCTTCGTGAACTTCTGCGGGAAGATGACCTTGCCGTCCTCGATCGCCTTGCGGATGTGAACGTCATAGTAGGCGCCGAGCTTCTCCATGATGTAATTGTAGAGGTCTTGCCAATGCCACCGAGTACCAATGACGATCAGCATCCCGACAAAGGGGTCTTCATCAGAGGGCGGCTCGAGGAGTGCCTGAAGCTCTTGGAATTTCTGTTTGGACTTACGAATTCCGTCCTCAGTCCGGACCGTCCTATCCGAGACCGGGTCGTCCAAAATCATAATGTCGGGATGTCGACCCGCTGTACTCTCCTCAATCGATTTGGCTTCGACAGTCGGGGTACGAACGAGACGGGTGCGATTGACGATGATGGCCGAACGGTTCCACACCTTTTTCTCATCAGGGACCAGCCCCGGCCAATACTTCCGAAGGACGGCGTTCCCCTCGAGGTGGTCCTTGACCTCGCGCAAGAATGCCTCGGCGAGATCCTGGGTCTCGTTAAAGATCGCGATCGTCCGATTCGGATCCTTGACGATCAGCCAGATGACCCATCCGACAGTGACGAGTGATGATTTGAGGTGACCACGCGGGAGGAGAAAGAGCTTCTTCTTCTTCCCCGACGTCCCGTCGATGAGCCTTGAGACTTCGCCGTGCAAGTTGTGGTCGAGATCCTTGTACCCAAGGACGTGCTCGCAGAAGAACATGTGATCGGCTTCGGCACGCCTCTTGAACTCGACGTGGAGTTCCTCGACCTCGAGGGCCGCGAGACGAGCCTCCATCTGGAGACGGGTCTCCTTCAATCTTCACCGCCGAAGTGCCGCTCCTCGGCAACGACGGTCCCATCGGGTGTCTGCCGGAGGGTCCGCTGAAGTCGCAACTTCTCGTCAAGGTTCGCGCTCAACGACTCCCCGGCTGGGGTGGTGGGATCGTTCGGGGCCTTGGCGATCCCCATCGCGCGATCGACGAGGTACTTGAGCGCCGTTAGGCGGGTGATGTTGTCGGCGACTTCGATCCCGGTCTTCTGGCACAGCTTCGTCGCCTCGGTGAGGTCGTCGATCTTCTGGAGGTACTCGAAAACGCGGTTCTCTTGCCACGTCGCGATCTTCTCCGCGCGCTGGAGGGCGGCGACCTTGAATTCGTCAGGCCACCGGTTGATGACGGAGATCTCCGCCTCGCTCCCTTCGGCGCGGATCGTCTCGACGAACGTAGCCCAGGAGTCGGGCCAGGTTGCCCAACGGACCTCGAGTCGCTTCTGCGTGACCATGTGCAAGTCGCGATTGAGCGCGGGTAGGTTCGACATCACCACTTCCCTGCTGCGAGGTAGACCTCTCGGTACATCTTGATCCGACGCCTCAACCACAGGACGTATCCGATCGACATCAGACCGGCGCGGTCGCGAGCCACTGGATCCAGGAAAGGATCGTCGGCACGCCCGGGAACGGATCGCCCGCCCCCCAGACGATCGGGGCACCCTCTGCTCCGTGGTCTCTCGCGATGACGGTGATCGTCGTCTCGTCCTGGAGAAGCTGAATCGTGATGCTGACCTGAACGTCAGGGTAGATGGTCGCGAGCCGTGCTTGCAGCGCAACCCGTGCAGCCTCGAGGTCGGCGAGCTCAGGGAACATCATTCCCCCCTTCGGCGGATGAGTTCGATGCACTTGTCGACGCCGGAATCGAACGCGGCGTGACCGGTGCGTGACCGCTTCAGCATGTAGATGACCTCGGCGCGCTCAAGCTCCGCGGTGTGCGACGCCACGTCATTGATGTGCCCACGGCATGACTTGCATGGGATGTGGGTCGCGTCGAACGGTTCCGGGATGTCGTCGCGTAAGCCTTCAGCTACGATCCGTTCATTGTCGCCGATCCGCTGGTTGATCGAAACAATCCCGTAGATCATCACGCCGATCAGAGTTACCAGCAGGACGATCATCGCGATCCCAAGGTAATTGGTCGCGGTTCTTTCTTCAGTCATGATTTCCCATCGTTTTGCCAGAGTAGCCAGCCGACCGCGCCGCCAAGTAGCATCCCGGGGACACCGCCCCCGATGACGTACGACGACGAGACTGACAAGGCCGCTCCGGCCGCGACTCCCCACCATCCTTCGATGATGGGCTTCACGTTTGTTTTCCGAACTGCGTGGATCGCCGCGAACCCGATGCCGCCAGCAATCCATTCTGTTTCTCGGATGATGCTCGAGTAGGTATTCCCCTCGACGTCATCAAGCAAGAAACCAAGGTCAGTAAGGGCAATCCCGGTAGCGAAGAGCGCGAGTGTCGCGACCGCTACCTTCTTCCCCTTGCTCACTGCCAGTACCGCGCAAGGAGACCCTCGCAGATCTCGACCGTCTTTCGCACGTCGTGCCGTTGCGCGGTGGCGAATGCATCGTGCGCGCGCTCCACGAAGACGAAAGCCTGGTCAGGCCCCTCGAGCTCGGGGCGTGCCGACAACCCTGCCGCTCTCAGGTGCGCGATCGAGACCGTCGACTGGAGCAAGATCACTTGTAGTTCGTTGACGGGGTTCTCGTCGGTGTGCTGCGCTCCAAGGGTCACGCACGCGCGTAGGGCTTGTTCGTATGCTGTCATCGCTCTCCTCATGGACAAGTGGTATTGGCGCACGGAAGACCGACTTGGTCGCCGCCGCACTCTGCGTAGGGCTCCGCGATCGGAGTGCCCGTTCCGAACAGATGATCGAGGATCAGGAGGGTGTCAACCAGCGAGACCGTTCCTGATGCGTCCGCGTCGATCGCCGACAGGCACAGCGGGGGAGTCCCCAGGAACATGAATTCGAGGGTGTGGACCGCATCGACAAGGTCTCGAGCCCCGTTGGCGTTCGCATCCCCGCGCATGAATGGGAATTGGTTCGAGATGTTGAGGTCGAGACCAATCGACGTGGTGGGGGCTTCGACGACCGAACCGTCCGGAAGCTGGAGGATGACGTCGTACCCCAAGGGAGGGCTCAGGCCAGGAATCCCCTCGACCACCAAAGGAATCGCCGCTCCCGCCTGGGTCGGCTCCACGAAGAAGGTCGCCGTGAACACCTCGCCAGGGGCGTGAAGTATGGTTGTCGGTGGGATCAACTCCGTGATGTACCCGACGAGCATCCCTTGGTCCCGTGGTGTCCAGTTGAAGAAGTCGGGTCCTGCGCCGGCGTTGGTCGCCAGGAGTTCTCCGATCGGGAACGCGGAGATGGCTGTCATCGAGTTCGTATCGAAGAGGATGGGGATCGAGGCGCCGAGAACACCGTCCGCGTCCACGAAATCGACCGAGACGTGGATCTTGCCGAGCCCCCCGGGGTGAGCGAACCCCTCCTGCGTGATCGAGACGGTAGAAGAGGGGGTCTGCGCCAGCGAGGCCGACAGCCATGCTAGACACAAACCCCCAGCGACGAGCGAAAAAGGTCTCATTTGGCCCCCTTGCGGTTGAGGGACACGGTACAGGAGCATCTCCCTACGGGACCCTGCTTTTTTAGATGGAACGACACCGTGGCAGAGCGTCGATTCTCTCCTGATGAGTGAGCTCCCCTTCCGGGGGAGGAGACAAGGAGGCGCTCCGCGCCGAGTTCTGCATGGCTGCGCCGCCTAAAACCCGTCGCTTCTTCAAGCAACTGCCGGTTTCAGGACAGCGCGCCGATCTGCATCGGCAGGGAGAGACCGCCACTTTCTCCGACGCGAATCAGGCGTTTACCGTTCGGCGTGAGCTCGAGAGGGTAATCCGCGGATTCCGTCCGCATGGCTTGCGTCGCCGAGGTTTTCTTGGGAAGATTTCCTCGGCGTTCGTTTGCACCGAGGAGCGTACGCCGGCCCTGGTCGGGTGTCAATGGCGCAATGCTCTTGACGGACTTCGGGCTTCGCTCCTCAACTTTTCACTCCTCCCCCATCAACATCGCGAGCATGTTCGGCGTCCGTGGAGACCACGGCTTTCGTGCAACGACAGGCTTGTCGATCCGTGTCGATCTCAGGTCGGGTAGCTTCCGGGTGAAGCCAACCGCCTGCCGCCACCATGTTCTATCGCTCTTCCCCCCCTCGGCGTCCTCGAGTACCCCAGCCACCATCACGCGGTACGTCTTCACCATCGGGACGAGACGAGATGCAGCGGTATGCAACGGGACGGGACGAATGTTGTAGATCGCGACACCTGCACCGGTGACGTTCGGGCGGTTCGTTTCCCAGTTCCAGCGGATAAAATCTCCAGACATGAGCCCCCTTACAGAAACAAGGCCGGATGACCGATGGCATGAGCAGTGACCAAGACAGCGAAACCCCCCTCATCAAAACGATCGGGCTGATCGAAGAGAACGAGAAAGTGACGCGATTTCTGTTACTCTGCCTGGAGAAGATGGATCGAGCGATGGGGACGATGTCCATAGACCCCGAGGTCCGCGCGTGGTGGCGCGAGCAGCAGGCTGAACACAACCTCCACAAGATCCGATCGCGCATCATGTCTTCCTTCTCCGCTATCGAGAAGAAGGCGCTCGCCCCGCTGATGAACGAGAACGCGAAGCACCTGTATAAAATGCACGACAAGTAGCCGGGCACGGCGGTAGAACATTTCTGGT